TTTATTGAAACAGATGTACAGTTATTACAAAAATTATATTTTAATCAAACAATACCAGATATTGAAATAACAAAAATATTTGGAGATCCAATGGGTTATGGAACTAGATGGACACAAGATGGATCTTATCAGCGAGGTATTTTGCAAATATCAAAAGAATATGATGATATGATAGATGCAACAACTTCTGTTTTACAAAAAAACAAACTTATAAAAAAGAAAGAACAAATTTTAATAGATTTAGATGCTTCAATACATTTAATTAGAGGTACATATGGATTAGCTGATGATCCTAACAGAGCATTAAGTAGAGGTATAAGAATAGCAAAATTATATAACTCAATGACTATGCTTACTGGTATTGCTCAAGTAGTAGATACTGCAAGATTAATAATGGTAAATGGTGTTGGTAAAACATTTAGATTATCTTGGGAAGTAATGACAAGTGGTTATGCAAAAGAAATGG